AAAGATTGCACACTACACGCTAGGCATTCCCGAATTTGACCATTACGCTAATTGTGATTACAGTAAACCGTGGATGAACACCAAGAGCCGAATGCTTAATGGCTTGATTCATATGAAGGACACGCATGGCTGACAATCAACAATTGGCTGCCGCTTTAAGCGGAACAATAAAGCCCACACCGAGAAATCCGGTGTTGGGCGGTGTTGCCGACTTGTTGGGCATGGCCTATAAGCTGCCCGAGATGCCCCGCATGGGTGTGCCTGGTATGGACTTTTTAGCGGCAAATCGCAATAAAGTGCTGGATTTGCTTGGGATTGGCGATGTCCAAAAGACCGCCGATGCCTTGTCTTATGGCAATGCGATCGGAACAGGCAAGGGCATGACTTACCGCCCAAAGGATGAAACTATTAACGCTGCGCTAACTGTTGCGCCGTTTGCTGGCAAAGTTATCCGCGCCACAGAAGGATTGCCAGTAGGCGCAAGCGTAAGACCAATAGGCCAATTTGACCCAAGATTTGATTCTCGGGCACTTGAACAAGCACGACTTAAAGCCACAAACGTGGATGTTGTTCCAACGTCAACCGCACCTACCCCTAAAGTTTCGTTGGCTGACTACGAAGGCCGACCATTCATAACAAGTATGTCTGACCGAACTGCGGCTGGTGGAAATCTAGTAGGGATCAACGATGTTGCTTTAAAGCGCCCTGTAGAACTTAAAGGTGGGCAGGATTTCATGTTTCACAATCCTGGTCAAGTTTGGGCATCTGCACAAAATCCCGTGAATCAAATAATGGCAAACGCCCAAGAAATTAAACGGGCAACAGGCCAAAATCCATTGTTATTGCCTTGGCGCATGGCTCCAACTGGCGGTGATTTTGCATCAATGACCGGCGAAACAATGTTGGCTTATGCCGATAGCGCCATGAACAAAACTCAAAAACGCTTATTAGACAAATCCATCAAGCAATACATTCCCGATTGGGCCGGTGTTTCTGATCCGCAAAGCGTGGAACAATTTCGAAATGCCCCTGATGCGGTTCGCAAAGCCTTGAAAAACATGATGGATGTGGATTTTCGCAATCAAGGCGGGCTGAACATTGGTCAAGCCAGGCTTGCGGTTGCAGACCCAGCCCAACTGACCGCGCAAGACGCTGGCGTGATGAATGTGGGAGAAATCTTTGCTGATAAGCCCGTAGTCATGGAATCAGGACACCCGTCTTACCCTAGAGGCGTTCCAGGCCAAGGTCTTGGACAACTTCAAGAAAACCGCAATGTTTTTGAATTGTTGCCCCAAGTGGTCAATCAACGCAACATTGCCAACCCATTAAACCCTGGGCAAACCGACATTAGGGCACTTCAAATGAAACCCTACACAGGCATCATCAGCGCCGATTTGCTCAAATCTTTGGGCTACTAAACAAAAATTCCGGTTGGAATTGGTCTGCAAAATCAACACCATATCTATCAGCTAAAAACGACTTTACATGGTCAACCGTTACAGCATTGATCTTGGACATGATACAAAAAGTCTCATGCAACGTCAAAGCCTCAAGCATTTCCTGTGACATTTCAACATCAGTATTGACAAATGGGGAATAAGTGTTCATAGTTAAGCCTCCTAAATGTCCATTATAAGCTACCTTACACAATGGAAACTAAAGTAAATAAAACTAGACCGAAGTACGGTGGTCGCACGGCAGGAACGCCCAACAAGCTAACGCAAGAGGCGCGTGAGGCGATTGCGCTGTTCGTCAATGACAATGCCCATAGATTGACCGATTGGCTCGACAAGGTCGCTTACGGCGATCCTGACTATGACATTAAGCCCAATCCGGCAAAGGCGTTTGAGTTGTTCCAATCGGTGGTGGAATACCATGTGCCCAAGCTGGCAAGGACTGAGGTCACAGGCGCTGACCAAGGGCCGGTGGAAATGGTGGTGACATGGGCAAGCGGGAAATAATCCTGCCCTACAGCCCTCGGGACGCATTCATGCCGTTCCACAACCGCACGACCCGCTGGTCATGTTTGGTTGCACACCGAAGAGCCGGTAAGACCGTGGCGGCAATCAACGATGTGATTAAGCGGGCAATCACAGAGGGACACCGAGGCGCACAGTATGCTTACATTGCCCCGTTCCGCAGCCAGGCCAAGCGGGTGGCATGGGATTACCTCAAGTATTACGCCGCACCAATCACCAGTTCAAGCAATGAATCTGACCTGATGGTGGAACTGGTAAACGGCGCAAAAATCATGCTGTTTGGTGGCGACAACGCTGATGCCATGCGTGGAATGGGCTTCAATGGGGTCTATCTTGACGAATACGGCGACTTCCGGCCTAGCGTATGGGGCAATGTAATCCGGCCTACGCTGTCCGACCGGCTGGGTTGGGCGGTCTTTGGCGGCACACCCAAAGGCAAAAACCAGTTCCACGACATCTACAAGGTCAGCCAAAACACGCCGGATTGGTTTCTGCTGCGGCTACCGGCTACTGTGAGCAAAATCCTGCCGGACTCCGAATTGGAAGCGGCACGGGCGCAATTAAGCCAAGACCAATACGACCAAGAATATGAATGCAGCTTTGATGCGGCAATCATGGGCGCTTATTATGGCTATGAGATGCGCCAAGCGCAAGACGAAGGCCGGATAAGGGAATTGCCGTTTGACCCTGACGCGCCGGTCTACACCGCATGGGACTTAGGCTATCGAGATGACACCGCCATTTGGTTTTACCAAGTGATTCGAGGTGAAATCAGGGTGATGGACTACTACGCCGTCAGCGGCGCAGGAATTGAGGACATAGCCCAAGTGGTAATCGACAAGGGCTACCGGTACACCAAGCATTACCTACCGCATGACGCACGGGCAAAAACGCTGGCATCGGGCGGCAAATCCATTGTGGAGCAGCTTGCGGCGCACCTTGGCGGCATGAATAAGCTGGCAATCGTGCCCGAAATTGGCATCCAAGACGGCATTCAAGCGGTCAGGATGGTGCTGCCACGGTGCTATTTCGACCCAAGTTGTGAGGATGGGCTGGAAGCATTGCGCCAATATCAGCGGGAATACGACGAAGACAAAAAAGCATTTCGACAAAATCCCCGCCATGATTGGTGTTCACACCCAGCGGATGCCTTTAGAATGCTTGCAGTCGCCTACAGGCAAGAGGCAAGAGATCAAACGCCGCCCAAGGGCAAGACCATCCAAACCATCACCTTGGATGAATTGTGGGATTTTGACACTCAACATCATCGTGGAGAACGAATATGAGCCAGCCAGTAGCAGAAGTCGGTGCGTATAAGAACATGACGGCAACAGGGGCGGTAACGACCGGCCCATGCCAACTGATTGGCTTTTACGTCAACAGCACCACCGCAGGCACTATGGTGCTGACTGATGGCGGCGCAAGCGGCACGGTTGTTTCCGGTACGATAACGCCCGCCATTGGATTCCATCGGTTTCCTGCAAACATCGGATCAAGCCTTTACTTTACTGAGGGCGGCACAATGGATGTGACATTCTTTTTTGCATCGGGTAACTAATGGCCTACGAAGAAACCGGCGCATATGAGGGTGAAAACCCTGGCCCGTATTGGCACGACCAAATCGAAGCGGCGCAAAAGGTCTTTGACAAGTGGGAAAAGCGCGGTCATAAGATCGTGAAACGATATCGGGATGAGCGCGATGCGGTAGAAATGCCCCGTGTTCGCTACAACATCCTATGGTCGAACATCCAAGTGCTGTTCCCTGCGCTGTACGGCAGGCAGGCCAAGCCCGAAGTCTCCCGCCGATACATGGATCAAGACCCTGTAGGTCGGCTGGCATCCACGATGCTGGAACGGGTCATGGAGTACGAAACCACCCAATTTGGCGATTTTGACCATGCCATGCGTGGCGCGGTAGAAGACCGATTGCTGCCTGGGCGTGGCACGGCGTGGATTCGCTATGAGCCGGTAATCGTCAATGAACAGCCCGAAATGGGCGAGAGCATGATGGAAGAGCCAGGCGAGGCTCAGATTTACGATGCCCAAGAAGAGCCAACCGAGCGCATTGATGCGGCGCACAGCCCCATCGATTACGTCTATTGGACAGAT